CCACATACCGGCATCCGGCCAGAACATTTAGGCGCTCGGTATAGCTAATAACCGGCGGTTTCTTTTTGTATTCGGTTATGAACTCATCTGTGTTTAGCGCCACAACTACTTCGCCTAGTTGCTTACACTTTTTTAGGAACTCCACATGGCCGGCGTGAAACAGATCGAAAGTCCCACCGGTATAGATCCTTAGTCCCACCTGTTATCCCTTCGCACTTTTAGTTGCCAACCTAGTATGCCAGTATTTCCATCTACTTTCTTATTCGTGAAGACTGACCGGTTGCGCGCAAAGGTTACATTGTTGCGGTCGCTAAATCCGCTCTTGAGTGTTGAGCTGTTGTCGTGCAGAACCTTAGCCGGGATCTGATTGAACTTTACGCCTAGCTCTCTCATACGCCATTCGTATTCGTCATCGTCGTAGTAGATCGGGTGAAAGATCTCGTCCCATAATCCAGCCTGCAAGATCGCTCCTTCGCCGGGGACTACGCACGACCACGCCGGCTGTATGTCTACAAAGTTGAAGGCACTTGTATCAACTTTCTCAGCGATCGTAGCCAGCGATCCCGGCGCGAAGTAACTATCGTCATTCGGTATAACCCAATAAGGCGCGTGCGGCGTGGACTTTATTATCAAGTTCCAAGCGCCGTTAGCTCCTAACCCGAATGGAACTTGAATTATCCAAGTGTTCTTGACTAGGTCAGTTTGCACGACTGGCTCAAACTCACGCTTGCCAGAGTTGTCCACAATGACAAGGTGTTCGACTGGGTGATCTATCGAATCCAGCAGCCGCTGAGCCATATCAAACTTGGTCAGCGTAGCGAACCCTAAGACTGGGATAGGAGGCGCTTGAGTAACGGCATCCATTTATCGAACCAAACTTTCTCTGTATCGAAATCCTTAGCGAAGGATCGGGCTGCGGCGCTCCTAGTCTTACCGGTCGCATATGCCTGCTCTAGCGCATCCACGATTGAAGGAACTTTGGGGATCTGCCACCAAGCCCTCTGAGCGTTATCCCATTGCGGCTGCCCATCCACTAGCCAACCATCTTCACTAACTAAGTTGGCGCTAGCTGCCCAGTTAGATCCAATGACCCTAGTGCCGCAAGATTGCGCTTCGATAGTCGGAACACCAAAGCCTTCTCCCATACTAGGAGCTAGCAAAACATCCATCCCTGAATAAAGTGCCGCCATCATCTCATCATCTACGCCGAACCGGTAATCTTCTGGCGCAGGAAACATCACATCGTCTTTACTTAGGCCGCAACCTTTGATTAGATCTATCAAATTCCAGCCGGCCATAGCTCCTAGCGGTTCTGTGTGCAGATACAGGATCGCATCCGGGTGCTTCTGCTTGAAGATTGAGAAGGCCAGTATGTTTTCGCTATAAGACTTGCGATGAACTAGGCCATTAGCTTTGTTCGCCGCGACCATCCCCACCACGAACTTATCGTTAGCCTCAAAGTAATCCACAACCTTTTGGCCATCCGGCAAGGTTTCTCTGGGCTTGAAAGTTTTAGTATCTACTGAGTGCGGTATGTAAGTGTGTTCAATACCGGCGCTTTCTAATAGATCTGCGCCGCTCGGTGCCATCGCGATTGGGTGGACATTCTCATTTCTTAGCCAGCGCTCCACTAGCGGCGGCATAGTGATGTGATCTAGCGGAACCCAGCTAGCGATCTGGCGTATCTGCTGAAACTTAGGGTTCTTCAAAACCCACACATCGTAAAGGGTCAGCATTAGATCTGTTTTATCTGGATGCTTAGCCGCCCAAGCTAGGTGATCGCTAGGCGCTACATCATTAGAGTATCCATCAAGGCCGCGAGGGAAGTGTGGCACTTTGCCGTATGGGGTTTCTAGATCTTCAAACCGGCCTTCTAAGCCGTAGTTACTAAGAGCGGCTACATCTAGGCCGTGCCGCTTTAGGCGATCTACTAAGTGCTTAGCTTGCACTCCGTAGCCGGTGCTAACTCCCGGTGTGTTTGACCACAGGGTAACTGCGCCGGATAGTTTCTCTTTTTTGCGTGGATCATTTGTGGGCATAGTTTTAGCCTAGCAAAAAGAAACCCGGAGAGAGCCACCCACACACAGACTCTCTCCGGGAATTTATCTTCTAAGAACTAGCTTGCGCCACCCTTGAAGAACTTGATGTGACCCGAGTGGGTCAGGTTTCCATCTACTCGCATAAGCACACGGAAGGTCGTAACATCAGTGTTGAAGGCATAGTCGGTAGACTGTGCGATCTGCAAGCCGCCGGCCATACGAACCTTGTAGCTTGGCAGGTGTCCGAAGATAACAGACTTCGCGGAAGTCGCGGTGTCTGCCATACCGGGGTTCTCAACAACGCGGAAGCCAGCAAACGAGTCAGGCTGACCAACACCAACTTGGTATAGGTAGTTCCCTGCATCGTCCTTGAGCTTGCGCATCTTGCCGATAGAAGAACCATTGGCCATGTAGCCAACTCCGGGGAGACGGCGTGCCGCCCCATCCAGAAGGTAAGCCATGTCAATGAGGTTGTCAGCGGTGAATGCACCGGTAACACCAGTTGCGCCTGTAAGGGCAGATCCGGCTGCGGTTACTACACCGGTTGGCTCGACTGTTCCAGTTCCGGTGGTTAGGCCGGTGTTCACTGCGTAGCCAAGGCCGTTACCTGCCTGCTCTGCGATGAGAGCGGAGATGTCGAATCCAGCGTCAGCAATCAGCTCGTTGGCAACCTGAACCAAGAATGAATACTTGAAGGCACCTAGAGTGATTGAGCTGAAGGTTGGCTCGCTCTCGGCGATCGCTGAACCAGCGGACTTGATGGTTGCAGTTGAGTAGCCCGTGAGAGTTGGGATTGTTAGGTTCTCACCAGAAGTGGTAGAGATAACATCCGAAACATCTAGCATCGGACCAACTAGTCGAGCTACGGAGAATACCTGATCGTAGAACGACTGTGGAACTGTGTCGCTTGACCCAGTTAGTGCGCGCTTCTCGAAAGTTGCGCCACGCTGCTCGCCCATTGCGATTGCGCGTAGAATGTCTGCATCTGAACGGCTCTCTGAAACAACCGGAGTAGCCTCTGCGCTTGCCTCGGTGGCGGCGCGTGACCTCTCCTCGTTGCGCTCTGCAACTGCGATTGCTTCATCAGCTGATCGAATGTCTGCTTCGATGCGGTTGATCTTCTCAACCTCATCCTGCACGAGTCCGCGACCCTCAGCCTCTGCGCGATCGATGGTTTCCCTGATCTGAGCTGTTAGGTTTGCACGAAGCTCCTGCTGTGTCTTGATAAAAGACATTTGGATCTCCTTTGAATTAGTTATTTATTGCCGCCGCGCTAACGCTAGCGATCACCGACAGAGCTAACTCACCTTCGGTGCTATTAGTGTATCAGGGGTTCGGTTAGTCACTTGTAGTCAGATCCTTAGAGATAAGGCGAAAGCCGCCACAGGGGGAACGTGGCGGCTCTCGCAGGGAATCTACTTCGCAGGCCTAACGGAAACTTCGCGGCCGCTGAATTGGTATGACTTATTACCTGTGGCGTAGTAGTAGAGGTCAATACTCCGGTATCCCCATTCGTTGCGTTTTGCAATCAGGTTAGCTACTCGCTTCTTTGCCATCTCACTATCGTTGATTGCTATCTCGTAAGCGGTGACCATCTCTGGAAGCTCGTCAAACTTTCTGGCGATAGCAGCGAGAGTTATCTCGGTACGCAGTTGCCGTGCCGCTGAGTGCTTGTTGATTGCGTCATCGTTGGCTGCATCTATTTGGTGGTATAGCTTTACTAGATTGGTTTTGGTTTGCATTACTTTTGTCCTTTGCTTTTTAGTACGGCCTTGATAGTAAGCACCCGGCTCTGCTGAGCGATCGCCTCGTTGCGCTTGGCGTAAGCCTGATCGCGCTTGCCGATTGCCATATAAGTGTCACCTAGTTTTGCGTAAAGCTGAACTAGGTTCTCTGCTTCTGCTAGTTCTGCCTTTAGTTGCTCGATCGTGGTCATCTTTTGTCCTTTCCTTACTAGTAACTATAAACCCTAGTAGTAACTAATAGCAACTATTAGTAACTAAATAAAATAACTTTTAGATAACGAAAAACCCGGCCAGTAGAAAGTGGACTGGCCGGGTGCGAGCTGTTTTCTTTTAGCGTGTTTCGCTAGCCTTGGTTACTCGCTTCTCGTTCGCAGGTCTTTCGTGCTCAGTGCCATCTTGGACTTTCCCATCCTTGTCACCATCTCTGGCATTCGGGTTGTAGGGAACAGCAGTATCTAGACTTGCGATAGCATCAGCCCACTTATCCGCAAGCTGAACAATTAGGCCGCTCTCAGGATCTCCTGCTACTGAGAGAATGACCTTTTTGATTTCATCGCGCTTAGCCATTAGTTTCCACCCATCAGTTTTAGCTTAGCTTTCATTAGTTCAAGCATAGCCTTGTCACCCTCATCAACCTTCTCTGCTGGCTCAGCTTCTTCAACTGGTGCTAGTTGGTCAATGACAGTCCTTAGTAGTTCAGCATCCGAAGTTGTTAGGTTAGATCCTTCTTCTAGCTTTAGCACCGCATCTGCTAGTGCATCGCTATCAACTGAAGCCCGCTGAGCAACTTTATCCAAGCCACGAACCATAGTTGTTCCGGCTGTGGCCGCATACGCAGGGAAAGCCACAATGCTAACTTCGTGAAGTCTTACTGAGTTCAGCGTGCGAGTGCGACCATCATCGCTCCACTCATCGCCGCCGGCCGGGACTGAGAACCCGAAGCTCATAGAATCAATGTCCCCACGCTTCAGTAGGATCGCTGCATCACGACCGGTGGTGGTCTCTGGCAGATGTGCCTTGACTTTTAGCCCTCGGCTATCTTCCTCTAAGGTCAGCGTGCCTGCGCGTGTAGATCCCAGAACCTCACCGGTTTCGTGATTCCACAAAAGCTTTATGTCGTTGCGACCGCGCTTTAGGGATCTGCTGAAAGCGCCGGGTGCGATCCTTTCGATGAAGGGAAGCGGAGCGCTGTCTGAATTGAACACAGCCGCGTATCCCTCAAAGGTCATTCCGTTGCCTTCTTCGCGGATCTCAAAGTCCGCCGGGGTATTTCGTATTTCTATCTTTGACATACTCTCACCTCTCGCGCTCGTCAGCGCTCGATTTTCCTCCTCTAGTCTAGTCACAATCCTGTCAGCATAAGCTAAGGTGCGGCGTGCGGCGGCTGCGCTTGGGCCAGATCCCCAGAGTAAGTGAGCCACTACGCCAGCACTAGGATAATCATCCGCACTAGGTCTGGCGGAGGGACTGTCAAGATCAACCAAGTGACGAGCGATCCAAGCCCGAAGGCGAACCCACTTGTCAGCACTAACAGATCCATTTGCCATCGCACGAGCTTCGCGAATAGTTCTTTGAACCAGTCCATCGCCACCCTTACCTTCTTCGTAGTAGCGAAGTCCCTGCCTTGCGGCGGCTCGCATATACGATGGTGGGCTTAGATTTACTTGCCTGATTGCATAGTAACGCAGTTTATTTTTATCCGGCGCGGCGCGGAAAGATCCTGCGTATTCGCCACCGGGTTCTAGATCCTCGGCTAGCGATACGGCGATCATCTGGTCTATGGCTGATTCTTTAGTGTCGTGACAAGCCAGTAGTTCGCCATCATCTTTCACCACAGCCCACGCTGTGCAATCTGGGTGCTCGTCTGAGATGAAATATGGCATTAGTCCTGCTTTATGCAAAGAGTGTGAACTACACTGCCGTCGGTGTCGGAGATAGCCCAGAGGTCACTACCGGGATCTAGCTGTATCTGAAAAGTCAGATCGGAATCTATGTGCAGGCCGTTAGCTGTTGTCACATTAGCGCCGCCGACATACACTTTGTCGGACTGTGCGTGCTCATCGTTGTGAACCATCACAAGTTGCCCTTGTGATGAAGCCGTGCAAATTTTAGTTGCGGTCGCTGTGGCTAAAGTAAAGTGCTCTGTGTGTATCGGCATTACTGAACCTCGTAACTACCCTGTGGATCTTCCGGGTCTAAGTTGGCTAGATTTTGTAGCTGAACGCTTGGCACGCCGGTGTGAGCGATCGGTGGCAGATCTAGGGCTGATAGAACTTCCGCAGGATCGTAACCAACCTGAACCAATCGCGAAGCCATCGCCACGCGCTTGTCTTGCTGGTTGATAGTGCTGGCCTGAACATCCACATTAGCTAGCGGAACTCTAACTGTGTCAGCAGAAGGGTCAGCAATAATTCTTAGATCCTCTAGCCGGCGAACATCGTTGATAGATAAGAAGCCGCTTTGTAGCCCGGTGCTGTATGCGCTCATACGGCTGTTGATGTCAGCGCGGAGAAGTCCGTCTATGTTGAACTTAATGAACGCATCCTGCCCACCGGGGGACATCGCCAGTAGCGGTGACATTGCGTTTTCGATTTTCTGGATAATCGGCCTGAGACAGTGCGTAACCCAAGCCAAGTTGTTCTGCTCTACCGAAGCGTAGCTGTTAGTTCCGGGTAGCCCTAGCAGGTGAGGAGGGACATTGAACGCACGCGCTACATCCTCAACAGCCATACGCCGGCTGTCAATGAACTGCGCCTGATCGTTGTTCACGCTAGTCTCGCGATACTTAGCGCCGCCGGTTAGAACACCAGTCTTGTGCGATCTGTTCCAACCCTTGTGCCTTGCATCGAAAGACTGAGCTAGCTGTCTAGCCTGTTCACCGGTCAGCTCATCAGGGAACTCGATAATGCCTTGAGTGGTTGCGCCTTGTCCGAAGAACTTAGCAGCATAGTTTTCTAGCGCCATCGCTAGGCCAAAGTTTTCTTTCAGGGCTTCTACCCGGCTAACACCGCGCAGGGTTCCCGGCCTAACAACATCGGCAATGTGGATAATTTCTTCTGGGGTTAGTTTGCGCTTTTCGCCTTCGATCGCGTAACGAACCTGACCATACGCCGGCCGCTCAATCTTGACCTGTTGCGGATTTAGGACAGTCATATTGACGATCTGCCCATTCTGCGTAAACACGCGGATAAACGCATTGCCTTCTAGCAACATACTTACGATGGCTTGGCCATAGAAACTTTCGCGAGTTGTGTCCACATCTGGCTTGTTTACCCAGTCCGGCTTAGGTCGCATCGGGAAGCGATTGCCATTCACGCGCCGGTGCGCATCCATTGGCAGGGTCGAGATAGTGTCACTGATAAGCGATACCGCGCTAAAGATCGCGCTGATTTGGAAAGCGGTATCTGGGTTGATCTTCGTGCCAGAGTTGCTGGCTACCTCAATGTCATCCCCGGCGGCGAATACAGTTTGATAGCTGATTGCCCTTCTCTCGAATAAATCCCTAAGCATTAGCGGCGCTCCAAACTAATTCCGATTGCGATTGCGAAAAGACCTGCCACTATTACTCCGGCCGGTGGGAAAATAAAGCCGACACCTAGCGCGACTGTTAGTGCGCCTGCGGCCTGTAAAATCGTTGCTACCATAATTCAAATGTAGAACTGCGGCACTTTAGGCGGTTCTACCATCTCCTTCATTTGTAACGCGCGGTCTAAAGCAATGATACCAGCAACCGCCGCGTCAATCTTGCGTGGACTGTGTCGGTGCTCTTTTACGATGCGTGGGCCATACTGGTCTATCTTGACTACCGCGTTGGCTAAGTGCCGCGCCATCATCGGATCGCCATCGTGTTCCAGTTTCTTTTCAACCACCGCATCGTAAAACTTTTGACAAGCCGGCACCATACGCCGCGCACTAGTGCTAGGCCACTCAACAATCGGTATGCCTTTTTCCATTAGGACGGCCATAGATCTCTGCCAACGGAAAGGGTCACACGCTACTTCCTGAACATTGAACCGGCCGCAGAAGTCAAGGATCGTGTTTTCTACCTCTAGCGTGTCCACGCGCCAGTTGTCAGGATCTTTAGGCTGCCGCTCCCAAGCCTTCACCAAAAACACATAAGGCTTCTCGTCATCCGTCTGCGGAATACTGCTACCGACTACAACTGTGCAGTCTCCATTGAACGAACCATCGAAGCCGAGAATGTATTGCGCTTCGGGGTCTAAGTCTCGAGGGCTTGCGACTTCTTCCCAATGCGTAGGGTTGAGCCAAGCATTTTGAGAACTCACCCATTGATTGCAACGCTTAGTTCTAAACTCAGCTTCCGGCGTGCGCCTAGCCATCGCCTCAAAGTCCTCGACATTGTTTAGATCGCCGTAACCGGGATTAGCCTCGATCCAAGTTTTAGGATCTAAGTGATTAGCCTCAGCATCGGCCTCCCACCAAGCCATATAAAAACTAGGGTCTAGCGTTTCACCACGCGCTACTTTTTGCCCATACTGATACAAGCTATAAGCCACGCTGTCTTGCCCGGTGTTGTCTGTTTTCACGCCGGCCGTAGTTATAGATAGCAACATTGGTTCGCGCCTAGCGCCCATACCCAAAGCCATAACATCAAACAGTTCACGATTAGGTGCGGCGTGCAACTCATCAAATACCACAAATGTAGGCGATAGTCCTTCTTTGGAATAGGCCTCTGCTGACAGCACGCGATAAGTCGAGCCGGTGCCGACTACTTCGATCGCATCGCGATAAACCCTAGTGAGTTCTGATAGATCGGGGTTGGCTTCTACTATGCGCTTAGCATCCGCGAACACGATTCGCGCCTGTTCCTTTTCAGCGGCACAGCTATAAACTTCACCGCCATCGTCACCTAAGAACAGCGACCACAAGGCGAGGTTAGATCCTAGAGCGCTTTTGCCATTCTTTCGGGGCATACCTACGAGCGCGGTGCGCGTGGCTAGGCGGCCGTTTGCATCCGTCCTAAATAGATCGCGTAAAAGGTTCTCTTGCCAAGGTCTAAGCTCTAGACGGCTACCTGAGCGGCCGGCAACTGTATCCTTAGTCACCATTCCGTAGGTGTTGATGAAAGCGATTACCTGTTCAGCGCGGGTCAAGTCTCCGTCTGGGTTCACCGGCGTTACCCACTTAGGCGGCCAAGCGGTCACGATGTCATCTGCTTTAGCTCAGCTAGTTTGCTCTGGCGCTTTACTTCGGCTAGTCCTAAGCGTGCGCGATCGGCCGGGGTCAGTCCCAGTTGCGCTAGGTTGCTTTGGATTTGCCGCTCTATCTCTCTTAGGCCAGATCGGATTTTAGGTCTATCACCATTGCGATCCTGAAACACTAGGTTGCGCAGGATTGCTCTTTCGTCAATCATCTCGGCGGTAATCATCATTAGTTCAATGTCAGCTTTAGGGCTGATCCAATTTATAGCAACATCCCAAGTCCGATCCCAAAAATCCCTTCCCATCTTGCCTAGCGGTCGCATTGGCTCAGGGATAGTAACTGCCGCTTCTAATGGAACAACGGCGTTAGCGGCCGGCAGAGGCCGTTTGCCGGGGTTACCTAGCCTCCGCTTTTCCTCTAAAGGCTTAGGCGGTCTGCCAGTTTTTGCCATTTAGAACCTCGGTTCGTGTAAAAATTTGCACCATTTCATAAGGATTTCATTTGGGCGGCGAGGATTGTCCCGGATCTCATCTCCCCACTTAGAGCGCAAAAATGCGATCGCCTCTTGCTCTCGCTCGGCTGTGCGAAAATCAACAGCGCCACCGGAATTAGTTCTGTGCGCGAACTTAGGCAAAAGAACATCTATACGCGCTACGCCGCCGTATTCGTGTAAGTGCTGGAGCGTGTAGTCATAATCTTCTTTCAACTTCATCCGAGGATCAAAGCGCAGGTTAGTTCCCGGCGAAACCGCGATAAAGTCACCGACAATAAAGTGTTCAAATTTCACAGGCTTGTCAGTATCCGTATAGAAAGCATTTGCGGTAGGTGATACACCTGCCAGTTTCAGTCCAGTTTGCTTCAAAGTTTCTAGTATTAGATTTACAGCTTCATCGAATGTTACTGAGATTGTGCGACTCTTAGTTAGCGCGCGGTCAATCCGTGAAAGATCATCGCTGAGCTCGATTGCTGTTACGCCTCTGTCGTGCGCTAGGTCAATGCCTCGATTACGGCTCTCGCATAGATCGCCACCAGTCACGACATTCGTTGCACCAGCATTTAGATACGCTTCGCGGTCGCTATCCTTAGTCACCCAAACAACTTGTTCCCCTATTAGATCTTGCATTTTCTTCACATTGTCGGCGCGATTAGTGCTAACAATGCTTACTACGGCTTGCCCGTTAGCGAAGTCCCTGATCATTTTGCTCCTGTGTGGGTCGTGGTGTTAGCTGACTATACGCGTATCGCCGTTAGATCGTCCAGTCGGTATCTTTTCTTTTAGTTTTTCTGGGGTATCGTCGAGCATCCCGGCTTCGCGTTGTGCGCGGCGCTTACGAGCTTCGCCAACCTCAACTGCGTAGGTGTGGCAGTCTTTCATACCGCGCTTAGCGTAGAACACGATTGAGTAGCGGTATCCATCCTTAGTCCTAGCTTTTAGTGGCGTAACGCCGTGAACTAGCGCATAACCATTGAACCAAAGCGCCCAACCATCGCGGCAGTTGATCGTGATGCCATACTCCGGCATATGTAAGTGGCCGCCGTCCATACCGCGCCTAATCACCGGCATAGCTGACCAAGTATCAAAGTTAGATCCATCGCGATGGTAGGGCAAGGCTGAGGACT